TTGTGCCCAAATTTCCGGTGTGATAGATCTCAACCCAAGGGTTAAAGTTGCCCGATGAATCTAAAGCAGACCGGAAGAGTATCCGGTTGTCATAGATATCATGCAGAATCTGATGGGGGTATGTGTCGCCGACAACATCAAGAAAGAATGCAGATGAAACAGGAGTGTTTGCAGGCGGCAGACCTGTCGTATATTTGTAGTGGCCTCCTGTCAGCAAATCATTCAAGTCATCAGCACTAGACAGAGCAATACGGTTTCCGTATCCAAATGACCCAACCATAAGCAGTCGCCCGACTGTTTTATCTGTTGCTGACGCCTGAACATCTCCGGTGTGCAAGCCCCTTTTCCATGCTGACCATCCGGCACCGCTGCTGTATCCCCTTGAAGCGATTACGCCATACATATCGACTGCCACGTGGAATACTGAAGGGTCGCCGTAACGTGTCGTCACAAAGACACCGCCTTTTTCGTGGATATCAGCAGGTCGGTGCAAAGTTGTCGACGTATAGGAGTAAAACCCCGCAGTAAGCGCTGTGTTGAAATCTGTTATGTACCCAATGGCAGCAGACCCAAGGCCAAAGGCTCCAACCGGCATCAGCTTATTTGCTGTTGTGTCATAAGGGCTGTCTTGGACATCTTCTGACTCAGACAACACCCGTCGCCACGCCTCAAGCGGGCCATTAACACGCTTGCGGAAATATTGTTCCCCGGTGATATAGTCAAAAAATATTTGTGCCGAAACTGACGCAGAGGCAACCTGGTTAAACAAAATTCCTCCATTCCCAGACGGGCGATCAGCCGTCGAAGAGCTGGTCACAAACAGCCCGGTTGGCAAGGCTATATCGGAACAATCTGCAACGGTTGGGAAAGCCGAAGCCGTCGTGTTCCCCCAGCCGAAAGCCCCAACGGTCAGCAGCCGACCTTCGGTTGTGTCAACCTTAGATTCCTGAACGTCTGCGGTAACTGCCGTGCCTGTATTGTTTGTGTGCAACAACTCAATCCAATCAGTCCATGTGCCGCTATGCAGAGTGCGATACTTTATCGTTCCAGGGTTCCCAGACACTCCGTAAGGAAATGCAATCTGAGTAACCGCGCCCGTTACATCATTAGACAGAGCAAGGCAATACCAATAACCAGTCCCACCAGCAGGCTTGTTTACAGACCCAGGTCCAAGGATTTTATTCCACCAGCCACCTTTAGTGATTGTGTTCCAATCGGTTGACACATCGACGCCACCCGCCATTTTCGGTACAGCGAACCCCTCCACACCACTAAGCCCGATACCAAACGCTCCGACCCGCATCAGGCTGTTAAGCGTCGTATCCGTGATAGATTCCTGGGCATTTTCATGGATCGCGCTACCGGCATCAATCACTTGACTGGCCGTTACTTCATGCGGGTTGTCTGTGCGGGCGGTGTGGTTTTCAAGCATTTCCACCGTGGCCATGGCCAGAGAGTTATCGATCAGGTGCGTTACCGATGCGGCATTCGTTACCTCCATCACCAGGCGCACATATAAATCCTTCTCGCCACCACTGCCGACAGCCGGTTTCTCCGTCAGGGGATATTTGCCAACGGCGATCAGATCGCCATCGGCATCAAATACTCCGGCCTCGCGAATCTCAAAGCCACCGTCATCAAGGGGGATATACGCTTCAGCAACCACCCAGTTGTCATTCTGGCTATGGGTGTAAAGCTGATTCAAATCGCTGCGCCACACCTCGTTGACCAACGACGATTGACCCGGCACCGGCTCAAAATACGCACCGCCGGAATCACCAACGGCAAACTGCGTTAACACAACAGGGTCACCGCCTGCACTTGCGGCGGCAATTTTGTTAAGACCTACGGTGGTCAAAATCACATAAAATTCATTCATATCATCCTCTGATTATGAAGGGTAAACTGTGACACTTTCAGCGCCCTGGATGCCGATGGAACACAACGGCACTGCACCTGAGCATGAATAGGTAAAAACTGTCTCGGCCAACTTTGACCGGGCTGGTTTGTTTTCGTTGATAGCCCATTCAATTTGATCCTGGGTCACAAACAGATCCGTACCAACCACCTCAACATTGACACGAAACTCAGCCCAACGAGCGGCATCCTCATCGCGTAACGATTCAACCGTGACCCGGCCAAAACCAAAATATTTCTCAAGGGCCGTTTCAATCGAAGATGCGCGGCCGCCACGTGCCCACCACAAATAGGCGGCCCGTACCCGGCCATAGAAATGCTCTTGCGTTTCCAGCGGCGCACGCACAATGCCGCGACTGGCGGCAAAGGTGTCCAGGAATTCGTCATCGCACAGTTCCGGCATGAACTGATCACGCAGCCACAAAATATGTTCCCTGGCACTGTCAAGGGCAGATGCTCCGCCATCAACCAGCAGGGCTAAAGCGCCGGTGCCTGTTGCCAGCGGCCAGCGCAAGGACTTTTTAAAATAGTCACCAAAGACACTCATCTATGCCTCCACTGCCCAGGTAGAGGTGACATTGATCGATTGCAAAAGTGCCAGGCCGTCATTGTCAACCGTGACGTCGGCCGACGGTGCCGTGACAGTCAACTGCTTAACCCCGTCAATCGACATTACCGCCCAACGCAACAGATCGAGCGGAACATCCTGACCAATTTCCAGCGGCGGCACATCGTCAATATCGTCCACCGTTTCAAACAGTGCCCTCAGGCGGCTTTGCGCTTCGGAAACCACCTCATCGGCTGTGCCATAGAGCAATACCAGGTCAATATCCACATCCACATAAACAGGGGTCGGGGCTTTGACCAGCACATCGTCATTGACCGGCTGCTTTTCGTCGTCGTTGTCGGTGCCGAGAATCTCTTGGTCAACGGCATCAAGCAGGGTCTGTGTCGGCAAACCGGCCGTGCCCTTAATGACAACATCAACAGTGCCCTGGCCACGCGGGTGCTGATCAAGAATCTTAGCCGCTACCACGCCATTGACTGAAAGTGCCCATGATTCATAGGCGTGTTTAGTGCAGCCGTTCAGCCCTTTCCAGGCCAATACATAACGGGCACGCAGCGCATCGTCTAATTCTTCATCGGCCCCTTCAGTCGTCAGCCAATCAGCACGATTTTCAACCGCGTCGACGCCATTAATGACCGTGACAATCTCACTGATCTGACTGACCGTTACATTGGCACCCTGGCCATACTCTTCAGCCTCAACCTGCACGGCGACTTCAGCCAGGCCATCAGCCAGCACAACATCTTCCAGGGTGACAAATCGGTACACCGTTCCGGTGCCATCCGGCGGCGTCTTTACAATGCGCCCGGCGCTGATCGGCACGTTCCCGGCGGTATCTGTGCGGGTGAAATATACGGTTCCGACAGCTTTTGTAGCCGCCTTGCGGGTAACGCCAACCTGCTTGCAATGCAGATCAAGCCAGCCGCCGGTCGCGGTATCCGGAAAGGCTTGCCTGAGTACCACGGCAAGGAACTGATAAAGCTGATACAGCCCCCAAGACCACAACTCAATCAGACCACGCACCACACCCTTATTCAGATTCAACCGGATCGGCAGCCACCCTTTAGCGGCATACTCATCTTGTTTGGCATTCAGATAATCAAACAGACTTTGACGGATCTCTTCGAGGCTCCGATTAATCAACTCGCGGATTGACATCGCTGATCACCACCTCCATTTTTAAGCTGTCGACTTCAATCACCAGGTTGTATTGATGATCGTCTTCAATAAACTTCCAAGAGCACCGGGCGACAATGCCCGTTTCATCCCAACTGGTCACACTGCACGTTGCCGTACCAACGACAACACGTGGATCAGCTTGCACCCGGCGCTCCACCTCCGCTTCAAACGCCATACGGTTGGCCGCCGTATTATCCTCTTTGATCCACTGATAAATCAGCGAACCAAAATCGATATCGTAAAATAACGCTCCCAACGGCTGGCGCAGGCGCAGTCCAATATCCTGCACGCCGGTTGCCACTCCCTCGGTCAGCACTAGCTCACCGTTGGCCGCAACAACGGCACCTCCTGAATCATCGAGCTTGATATCCTGTCCAAAAATATCGTCCATTTTTCACCTAATGACTGTGGAGGTTTGAGTTGCCAACATCGGTCAAAATCGTCCCGGTGGCGTGAATGTTCCCCTCGACATCAAAATTGCCAATCAGCTTAAAGTTGCCGGTTTGTTCCGTGTCGGCGGTCTTTGTTTCGGTCGCCGTTCCTCCGTCTGCAGACGTATTTGAAACATTGCCAATCAAATTGATCTGCGGTGCCTGCACGGTGGCCGCTGTCGAGGCCTTAACCAAGGCCGGACCGGTCACCTCAATAGTCCAGCCAGCGCTAACTGTTTCAGTTTTTTTGCCGCCGATTTCATTGATCCGGTCAGCCGTTGTTTTGTGAACGATATTTCCCTGCGGAGTGATCTGGATAAAAACACCTGGCTTTTGCTGAATGATAAACCCGCCAACCTCACAGGCCGGTGCCCGGTTGGCTTGCCAGCGAAAATTCGACAGGCGCGGATAGTTCGGATCGCCGTCGTAATAGGTGATATCGCACAGAGTCCCAACCTCCGGTGGGCATACAACACCTCGCTGTGGGCCGCCCCATAAAATCGGGATCTCAACATGGGGAATCACCGGCTCATCAGCGTCGATACTGTCATCGTTACGCAGCGGCTGCACATCGGCATAATAACGACCGTCGCTGGCGTAACTCTTCACGACCTTACCCTTACGCGGCACCCGGTAATACGCCCTCAGATTTGGCATGACCAACTCAACAACCCGCTTGAGAAGGGCTTTAAGATCTTCGCTAGGCCCAGCCATATTCTTCTCCATAGCTGATCCAGGTGCGGGCACGCTTCGGCTCGACAACATGCTTCACCCGTTGTACCCGAAGCCTGGCATCCACACCCCGACGACGATCAATCAGATTGAATTGACGGCTGTGCAATAAGCCGGGAACAAGTAACGATTCGACCAGGCCGAATTCATTGGCGGCAACAGGCGGCCGATGGGTCAGCAGACCGGCGGCCGTGGCAATCACCGGCACGGTTCCGGCCTCGTCAAAGTTGCCCCAATTCACACCGGATTCGCCCAGCCACAACGCCCAGGAGCGCATATCGACATCAAAAGCACTTTGACACGTAACGGACAGTTGACGTATCAGCTGCCATACCGGCGTGTTACTGGCGATCACCTTCGGCAGAACCATGCCAAGAGCGTCAATGCGACCAACCGGCAAACCCGTCTGCCGGATCGCATAAGCGACAATCGCTTCCGGAGTCTCGTTTTCCCACACCTGAGTCAAAGTCGTTTTCGTCAAGGCAAGAGCATCATCAGCGGCAATGATGCGCAGTTGATCTTTATTGCTTCCGCCACCGATCCGGCGCACAGTACCCGACCACAAAGCCGGCTCCTGGTTGCGGTATCCCAAAGAGATCTCCACCGCATCACCAACGGCCAGCGCCCGATAAAGCGATCCATCAGCATCCGGCAAATCGAAGACAGCCCTTGCATGAGGAATATGCCGCTCCGAGGTGATGGCACAACGCGGACAACGCAGCACCTGAAAATCACCGATCTTGATCTGAATACGAACACCGGAAATCTCCATCACGACAACCCTTCATTCAACCCGGTCATGAATGCGTTGCTGTCATCCTCAAGCACCGCCGCCGGTTCTGCCTCGGCCGTGGCCACTGCAGGGGTTGAAGTCAACACTTCAGAACTGACGGCAACCTGTTTTTCCTGGCGCACAACAACCGGCACATGCTCGATAAAACTCAGCATGGCTGAAATCATGTCGCTTTGATCATCTTCGCTGCTGTCCAGGGCTTTAAACACAACCTGATCCACACCACGCGCCCGCAAATGACGGTCTGTCACGGTGTAGACTTTTGGATTCGCACCGTTGTCTGTTCCCTTGAAAATATTGTTCAATGTGGCCAGCTTGCTGTAACAGTCCGACTGTTCATCACAGCCGAGATTTACGATCAGCATCACATCGGCATCATTCCAGCCCATGGGGGTTTTTGATGTGCCGCTAAGGCCGTCCGTTTCAGCCTCATCAAAACGCACAACGCCACGCACTGACTTATTCACCAACACGCCCGGCAGCAATTCGCCGCCCAGACGGATCTCACCATCCGCAAAGGTCAGATAACCATCAACCATCGTAACCCTCCACCAGCTCCTGAAGCTGTCGGATGAAGCTTTCAGCGTTATCGACATTCGGCAATACCAGCTTTTCAATCGTCAGCGTCATTCCCTTACTGACCGGCTTATTTGCCTGTTCTTTCACGACCCGTTCCTGAACCGCCTCAACCCTGCGTGGCGCTGCCACCGCCGGAGTGATATCAACGGCGGCCGCCAGGCTTACACCGGCGAGAGACGCTGCTACGGTTTTATGCAGGGCCGGTGTGGCCTGTTGAATACCCACACCCAACGTCGACATGATCTTTGATCCATTCAATGTCAGTGCTGAAAACGGCCCTTCCTTAGCATCGGAAAACGGCAGCATCTGGCGCACCTTTTCAAATCCGCTTCGCACCAGATCAGCCGGAACATCCAACACAGATCTGATACCGTCGGAAAGTGTGCCGAGGATCTTCTGGCCAGACTCGTAAAAATTCACGCCCTCAAGGAATTGCCGCACAGATGTCACGGCAGTGCTGATACTGTTGAGCGGGTCAATCATAAACGCCCAGATCGCTTTGCCGACACGGATCAGAATCCCGATAAAATAGCCCAACGAGAACAGCAGCATATCCACGTGACGGCGCACTGATTCAAAATGGTTATAAGCCCACACTAAAGCGCCTCCGAGGGCAACAAGGGCGAGAACCACCCAAGTGATTGGGTTGGCTAACAGTGCGGTGGTAAATCCCCATACCGATGTTGTCGCAGCAATCAAAAACCCCTTAACAGCAACCAAGCCAGTGCCAATTGCCGCCAACCCGACGGGGATTTGAGGCATCAACATCCCTAGAACACCCAAAGTGGTCAGCACAGCGCCGGACATCGTCAGCAACAAAGCAAACCCGGCAACCAGCAACACCACGGCGCGGGTCGTATTCGGCCAGGCAGTCGCCAACTCCTGAACCGCAACAAGAATATTTCCTAACCAGGCAAACAGTGGAATCAACACTGGCAACAACTGATTGCCAACCACCTCAACCAGGTTATGCCATTGCTGGCCGAGAAGACCTGTTCCGGCATTGATGTCCTGGTTCATAGCCGACGCCATTTGAGCTGTAAATGCCGACCCCTGACGCATTGAAACACCAAGACCGTCGATGTTTTTCGTCAAGCGGTCTATCTTGCCGTAAAACAGATCGATGACCGCTACCGCCTCCTGAGTACCAAAAGCTTTTTGAATATCCAGCTTCTCCATAGAGTCCAATGTCGAACCGTAGCGGGCTTGCAAAGTCGTTAATATTTCCGGCAAAGAAAGAAGCTGATTATTGGCATCGAGAAACTGCAAATTTAGTTTCGCCCCGGCGTTTGCCGCTGACTGGAGAAGGGCTTTATATTTTGTCCCGGCTTCACTGCCTGACATGGTGGCCTGCAACATTCCCAAAATAGAAAGCTGCTCTTCAAGTGGAACACTGGCAGTTGTCGCCGTTGCTCCAAGTTGGGAAATAGCCTGAGCCATTCCACTACCTGTCGTCTTAAAACTTTGCACGCTGGCCGCGATACCGCCGCTGAACAGTTCACCAAACTGCAGATCGGATAACTGGCTGTAGTAGTCCTTGTAAATTCCGTAGCCCGTTGCAAACAGGCTGGTCATTTCAGCCGTTGTGCTTTTCGTCGCCTTGCCGGTCAAGGCGGCAAGGCGGGTAAAATCAGCCACCCCGGAATCGGTTAAACTGGAAATGCCGCTTTTAATGTCATACGCCGCGCCGACGAATTGCGCCTTTGTCGTTCCTGACCAGCGGTTGGCAAAACGGGAGGCCTGCGCCTCCAGCGTCGCCAGATCTGAAACCCCGACCGATGAAAGTTCTCCCAACGCTGCCTGTGTCGGCATGGTCGCCTGCGCCGCCCCGGCCAGACTGTTGATCATTAACGTACCGGCTGCCGCCATGATCAGACCGTATTTTTTAAATTGGTCGAATTGAGGGCCAAGGGCCGCAGCTTTGGTTTTGATCCGATCCAAAACCCCGCCGATTTTTGTTCCAGGTCCGGATACGTGATCGACAACCGACATCAATATTCCCAGCTTGAAAATGCTCTCCATTTGACCTTTTCCCCTTAGTCGTTTATTTTTGAGACATGGAAACGTTTATCGGCATCATTTTAGGACTTATCATCGTTGCAGCCGTTCTTGGCCTGACCACACTGGCCTATAACGTTATCGCTGGGCTGATCTCTTCATTTACTCAGCGACTGACCGGCTCAACTCCCCCCCAACGCTTTAACCAGCGCATTGGTTAACAGCGTCGTTTTTCGTTCCTCAATCCATTCAGCAGCGGCACATTGCTTTAGCATCCGATCCAGATCCTGATCCGGCTCAACATTGAGATAGTGCCGAATCAGGATCTCCATTTGTTCAATCGGATTCTCTTCAAGCTCCGAGGCGGCTAGGCTTTTTTTACGTTAAACTCCTCAGTCAATCCCACTGCATCCGTTAACGCCTGACACATGGCCACCATCCGGCCCGGCTTTTCTGAAAACATTTTTTCCAGGTCATCTTTTGACGGATCAATCGCCAAATCCATCACCAGATTTTGAGCGGCCTGAGCCAGCTTCTTTTTCATAGTGGTGGCCAGATAACGCTGCACATCCGGCTTTCCCGGCTTTTTGAAATAGAAATTTTTGCCGTCATCGTCGGTCAAAACCAGGACTTCGCCTTTTTCCTTGGCTTCCTTAACTGCGTTACTCAACTGCGTCATAATGAGCTCCTTAAAAAAGTGATATTGGCTTATACAGCCGCTTCACCGCCCCATTTGATGGGGGAAAGAATTTTAAAATCAAGCTTGCGGCTTCCGACTTTTTTGTCCCCCTGTTTACCGCCGGTCGACACCTTGGTGATTTTGATATCAGGCAAGGTGTCCGTCACTGTAGCCATGTCATCATTGCCGTAACTGGCAACAATCGGGAACAGCGCCGCTTTGTAATAGGAGCCACCGAGAGCCTCTTTCAAACGTTCAGCCTCATCCAGATCAAGTTCCATTGATCCCTTGGCCGCATAGTTGCCTCGGCCGTAACCAGTCGGTGTTGATCCCTTGCCGTAGTTTTCATCAACCGGGCGCTCATCCTCGTAGTCGATATTGTCAATACCGACGGTCGTTCCTTGCGGCAGTTGAATCTCCACCGACTCCCAATCGTAGTTCAAACCGTTAATCGCCATGGTGTCCTCCTCATCCTTCCAGGCGCGGATCAAAGCTACTGCCCGCGTAGATATAACGGGCATACAGCTTGATTTTGCGAATGATGGGAATGCCGATCAAATCCATCTCAACGGCAACCCCGTTATTGACAATATCCTGCCCGGCCGGAATGGTGACAACGGCGGCGGCCAGCTCTTTTGGAACAGCGGCAATCATGGTGTTTAAAGCCATTTCAATGTTGGCCTTAAGGTATGCAAGGCCACTTGCGCCACCCTCGGCCACAGTATCGCCTGCCTCGTCATACATGCTCTTCAATGCGGCGATCCTAGCTTTACGCACCGCCTTAAAC